CTAAGTACAAAAACTAATAACTAGAGAATAATCTGGAGACTAAGCTATAAATTTCTAGAAACTTATATACAGTCCTTAATAAAAATATCGGAAAATCAGAGAAAATTTGGACGAATTTGTAGTAAATTGTGGAAATATGGATTGTGTAATGCAACTTTGATTGGTTTTTATTGGTAACAGTTAATTAACTTAAGTTGCATCGTTGTCTTCCTTGCTACTAACGACAACTTCGAAGGTAAGCTCTTTCGCTTGCGCTACAGAGCTCTTCTTCACACGAAGTGTCATTAAGCAAGGTCATCAAGAGAGATGATGAATTGTAGATTGTTGTGATTAACTGTTATTTTTAATATAATTATTATACCATGACTTTATCAAAAACGCAAGAAATTTTTTTCTCAGGTCATGGAACGCTGATTTCGAATACCTTAGTTAAATGATAAAATATTTTATTTTTGTTGATGTGAGTTGTTTAGTGAAATTAAGGAATAAGTCTATCCTTCCTCTTTGCCTCTAAAGCTAGTGATTTTATCCTGCTTAATTCCTTTTGATTGCGTCTTCGCGCAGCGTTCTTCAACCTCTGCCTCTTGGCACTCGGCTTTTCGTAACTCTGACGCTTACGAACTTCGAGAACTATTCCAGCGTTATCACATTTTCTTTTGAATATGCGTAAAGCTTTTTGAGTTGGCATATTTTTGCAATCAATTGATGGCATTGTCTCTCCTAGTGTGAAAAGTCCACCCTCTTTTTCTTAAGTAGTGGACTTGTGATTGAATTGACTGTAATGAACGCCCAGGAAATAATAGCAACAACTGTTTTGTTTCAACAGCGTTGTAGTATTTTTTGAGTCTGTGCTTCTCAGGCGTAGTCCATTGTTTAGTCATAATCTATTATATATTGTTTTGAGTTCAAAGTCAAGAAATAAAAAGGGGAGACCTAAGCCTCCCCTCATAAATTAGTTAAGAATTAACCTTCCCATCTAACTCCACGATAAATACCGTCGAAGCGTGCTATGGATTTTGATTTCTTAACTGGGTCGTGCTTGACTCCACGATAAACGCCACCAGTTAAAACTCTTTTTTCAACTGCTACATTTTCGGGAGTTATTTTTATGCCTCTGTAAAACATATTTCCTCCAGTTTACATTCGATTTCGTACTCACGGATAAATCCGCTAACCCTTCTCATGCGTTCCTTCGGATAAAGTTCGGTCTCGTTCGCTATTGCTACTTGCTAACCCTTCTTAAAGAAGGAGGTTTTCCCTTTACCTACTTCCGTCTTACATGGTAAGATGAACGAATTGATATTTCTATCAATTTAATATATTATAACAAAAACAGACCTTGAAGTCAAGAACTATTTTTACCAAGTGTTGATACATGTCTTGACCTTGCACTTATATTTTGCTATAATATATTTATGAATGAAATAGATTATGCGTACATAGCATGGCTAGGGATTGCCGTTTGGGGCGCTTATAAAATAGGCAAACGAGAAGGGATTTCAGCTACGCTAGATTACATGAAACAGAATAAACATATTGACTTTGAGGACTAACTTAAAAATAGTTCTTGACTTTTAGGTATGTTTTTGATATAATATAAGTATCGGGAGTATTATAGTAATACCTCGATATTTGGTGTATCTACCGACTAGGAGATACAAAGTGTTTAACAAATCGTGAACATTTGGAGGAATAATTATGACGATTGATTTTAGCAAAATTTGGCTAGGTATGGAAAACGACTGGTATATGAAGAACTCAGATACCTCATACCCTAGATATAACATAGTCGAAAATACAGTAGCAGGCAGTTTTCGTTTAGAGATTGCTGTGCCAGGCTGGCAACAAGAAGAACTAGAGTTAATTCAGGATAAAACTGAATTACTCGTAAGAGGGAAAAAAGAACAAAAACTATCCCAAGAAGAGCAGTTTGTTCATCAGGGATTAAGTCTCAAGTCTTTTGAACGAAAGTTCATTATTAATGCCGACATTATAGTAGACAATGTCGAATTAGCAAATGGCTTATTGACAATCGCCTTGTCTAGAACTCCAGATTCCACACGAAAGATTTTGGAGATAAATAGTGGAAACAATAGCAACTAAGCTAAGACAGGGTGTAAGAAAATTGTATGATTTTGAAAAACAAGAAGTGGAAAATAAAATGCCATTTACATTAATGATGTGTATATTAGCATTTCTACTTTGGGGAACAACTTCAATTTAATACACTATGGAAATTAGTAAAAAAGCAGTTGAAAAACTACAAGAGCGAACTGCCACAGCAAATGCCTGTGGCGTTCGTCTCTTTTTAACTCAATTTGGTTGTAGTGGATATAAGTATGATTTAAAGTTGGAGTATAAAAAACCAACTTTAGATGATATTGTATATCAAAAAATACTGTATGTTCATTCAAAGAACGAACCTTTTTTATCACAAACCAAAATGGGTTGGGTAGAAGATAAGTTTGGAGAAGAATTTACATTTACAAACCCTCTTGAAACAGCTAGATGTGGTTGTGGAGAGAGTTTTTACATAGGATTAAATAATGATTAAAATTTATGGTAAAGAGGATTGTCCCTTTTGCGATAAAGCTAAACAGTTGTGTAGTAGTAAAGATATAGACTTTAGTTATTATCAACTTGGAGTAGATTATAGCATAAGTGAACTCATGCAGTTGGCTCCAACTGCTAGAACAATGCCTCAGATATTTAAACAATATAATGAAGATGATACAGTTAAACCTGACTCATCTCTTTTACACATAGGTGGCTATGCAGAACTTCAAGAATTTATTAAATGATATGAAAAAGCATACGCTAGACGGAGTACCATACTATCCTAGAGATGAACTACCTTCAGCAGTAGATGATGCCGCTGATGTCATGTCTAAGTATAAAAAAGCAGAAAGTGAGCATGAAGCCAGAATGAAGAAGTATCGTAAGATATGGAAAGAAAAAGGTTGTATGCATTGGAGAAAAGATGAAGATAAGTAAAGAAGGCATAGCCTTAATTAAAAAGTTTGAAGGAATAGAGTTAGAAGCCTATCAAGACTCAGTTGGAGTATGGACTATTGGATATGGACATACAAAGGGAGTTAAAGAAGGAGATAACATATCCTTAAAGAAAGCAGAACAAATGCTTGAAGAAGAACTTGTAGAATATGAAGGCTATATCAACAACATGGTAGAGTTAGGATTAGAACAAAACCAATTTGATGCATTAGTTGCATGGGTATATAATCTTGGACCAACTAATCTTCGTCAGTCTACTTTATTAAAAGTCTTAAATCAAGGACTATTTAATGAAGTTCCTTATGAAATAAAAAGATGGAACAAAGCAGGCGGAGAAGTATTAAATGGACTTGTTCGCAGAAGAGAAGCAGAAGCCTTATTATTTGAAGGAAAAGCTTGGGAAAATGTATAAGTTAAAACTCGACTCAGAATTACTTATGAAAGCAGCCGCTCATGCTAGTCAAAGAGGTATGACTTTAGAAGAATATCTCGAAGAATTTACACAAATGCTTGGACAAAAAATCAGACAAGAAAATGCTGATAAAGAAGCAGACTTAATTTTAACAAAACAAAGGATAAAATGAAACATAAAAATAATTTAAGAGATGTGCTTATTATTTTAGGAGTAGCATATCTGTTAATTACAGCTTATGAATTTTATCAATTTATGATGATATAATGTATGATATGAATTTAATTATTTTATTAGATACAGCAATACAGATTTTTATAGCAATAGCAGTTATTAGTTTAATTACTGCTTTTGTAGTATATGGACTTAGTGGTCGTTATACTTTCTTTAAATTTAATAAGAAAAAGGGAGATAGAGATGGCGGCTGGTAATGTTCTTTGTTTGGTTAAATGTAATTGTAATAATTGGACTTATAGTATTTAAACTCTATATGAACTATAGAATAGAAAAAAATATGAAAAGATACTTGAGGTATCTAAAACACAAACGAAAACAGAGAGAAAGTACATGAAAACAATTTTAGTTATATTTATTTTAGCAGTAGGCAAGATAGCACTGAAAGCTATAGCCCCTTATGCAAATAAAGCTTTAGATGATAAAATTAAAGAGTATTTCAAGCCGATTAAAGATTATATAGATTACTGCAGGACTTGGTTATAAATGAGTGATAGTATTAATCCTGACCATTATAAGTCAGGTAGTATAGAATGTATTGAAGCAATAAAAGCTTCATTAAATGAGCAACAGTTTAAAGGATATTTAAAAGCAAGTATAATAAAGTATCTATGGAGATATGAAAAGAAGAACGGCTTAGAAGATTTAGAAAAAGCTAATTGGTTTTTACAACGATTAATAAAAGAGGAAGATAATGGAAACATTAATATGGATTTTTACCGTTCCTGAAAAACTCTTTTTCTTCATTTTTAATACTGCAATATGGATAGGTATTGGTTATTTTATTGCAGATGAAATTAGGAAAAGACTATGATGGATAAGAATTTATTAATAAATTTTAGTCCTATATTTTTATTTACAATAGTAAGTTTTACAATGTTAGGACTAAGCTGTAGTAAAGAAAATATAGTTGTTTCATATGATGAAGCAAGTGAAAAATTTATACAAAAATTTGAAAAAGAAGCTTCAGCAGGAAGTATAATGCTGAACAAAGGAGATAACTGTCAAGTTGTTGATGGTGTCTTTGTAGTGTGTGGACAATGAGTAAAGTATTTATAGGAATTATAGTAGTATTAAGTATAGCTTGTGCTTGGCTTTGGAATGAAAATCAAAGACTAAGAGAAAATAATGCACAACTAAATGTAGCAGTACAAACACAAGAAGAAGCCATATCTACTTTACAGAAAGATTTTTCCTTACAAGGACAAGAACTCACAGAATTAACTAAAAAGAGTCAGGCAGCACAAAAAGAAATGAATCGCTATCTTGATATTTTTAGACGACACAATCTAACAAAGCTGGCAGCTGCAAAGCCTGGCTTAATAGAAACAAGAGCTAATAAAGCTACAAAAGAGGTATTTGATGCAATCGAAGAAATTAGTAGGAATATTGATTGTCTTGACAATAGTGCTAACGAATTGTGCAACGACAAGACAGATTAGTGTTAGTGCAAAGCCAATAGATAGAGAGATAATACAACCTGCATTACCAAGAGAAATAGATTTAAAAGAGCCCAAGTGGTATGTAGTATCAGAAAAGAACATTGATGAGTTCTTAGAAAGAATTAAAAAAGATGAAGGGCAAATAGTATTTTTTGCCATGTCAGTTCCAGACTATGAACTGATGGCTTATAATACTCAAGAATTGAAAAGATTTATAACAGAACTACAACAAGTAATAGTATATTATAAGGAGGTCACTACAGTTGCTGATTAGTTGGTATAAGAATTTATTTAAAAAAGAAGAAAAGAAAAAAGACGAACCTTGTCATTACGAAGAATTTGTAAAAGAACAAGAAAAAGTTTTAAAGAGGAACGATAATGGCACAAGTGCATGAAATGATTTATATGAAGATGACTAATGGAGAGTACATCTATGGTAGTAATTTAGATATAGGTAAGTATAGTATAAAACACAACTGTGAATGTGAGCGTGAGTTTGACCATGTTCCTCCTTGTAAGTTAGAAGGACAAGGCGGATATTCAGACGGCTCAAAAGCATTTAAGTATGTGGGTACAGACCACGACCCTATGACATACTCACACCCTATTAGTAAAGAAGAATTACACCTTGACGCATATGGCAAAAAGGTTTTTAAACAAACAAACGGCTGGGATTATGATACAGGCGAATTTCACTACAGTGAAAAATGGTAAAGTTTATTAAAGAGTGGTGGGCTATGTATAAAGCAAGTAAGTGGTTTGATAAAAACCCTGCTGCTCAAGCTAGATTTGAAGATTTAGAAGATTGGATTGAAGAATTAGAGGATAGAGTGATAGCATTAGAAACTCAAGAAGAAGTTTCAAAAGAGTCCGTTAGAAAATGGGCTGAGGAGAATGGTGATGGCTGATGTGGAGAAAAAGACCATACAGATAGAGCTAGAAGTAGACACAAAAACAGTTGATAGTAGTAAAAATCCTTATCAAAAATGGATATATTTATCCCAAGCAGTTGATAGTTGGAGAATATTTCCTAGAGCATTTTTAGGAATTTATATGTTTTTATTATACTATTCTACAATGTGGTTTATGGACTTAGAGGCTCCAACATTAGAGCAATCAGGTTTAATAAGTATCATTGTAGGTGCGGGAGCAGCATGGTTTGGACTATATGCTGGCACTTCAAAAAATAAGATTAACTCAAAATAGTTCTTGACTTCTAGTTTCATTTTTAGTATAATATATCATTATGAATATTTTTATATTAGATGAAAACATTGAAAAGTGTGCGCAGTATCACTGCGATAAACATATTATCAAAATGATATTAGAGTCTGCACAATTATTGTGCACAGCACATTGGATAAATAAGTATGCAGGGTTCATACCAAGAAAACTCGAAAGTAAAGAATGGGAAAAAGTTAGAGAGCAAAAGACAAATGACCCTCGTGATTTCCCTTATCTTCCTACTATGCATAACCACCCTTGTAGCATCTGGGTACGCAGTAGTCTCGACAACTATGAATGGTTATATAGACTCACAGATGAACTCAACAAGGAGTATGGATATAGATATGGAGGTAAGTCTCACAAGTCAATGCATGAGGTCGTATCTAACCTCCCCTTACTCGATATACCTCGGCGTGGACTTACGCCCTTTGCACTTGCTATGCCAGACTCATGCAAAGGAGATAATACAGTTCAGGCGTACAGAAAGTTCTACCATGAAGATAAAGGTACCTTCGCAACTTGGAAAGTCAGAGGACAACCAGAGTGGTGGAAAGAAGAACTAGCTTGGACTGAAAAAAGGATTACTGCACAATGAGGGTAGTAAAAAAGAAAGCTCATGAGAACCTTACTGATGAAAATATCAGTAAGGTTATTGGCTTATTAAGACAAGATAGTCCTATCACAAAGAAAGAAGCTTGTGAACTTCTGAATATTAGGTATAACACGACCAGACTTCAGAATATAATAGATGACTTTGAACAAACTCTTGCTAGAAAAGAGAGATTTAAAGCAGAAAAGAGAGGCAAAGCTGCTTCTCAAGAAGAAATAAGTCAAGTCGTAAGGGGCTACATAGATGGACAAAATGTATCTAGCATTGCAGAGGGAATGTATCGTTCTCCTGCATTTGTAAAAAATATCATAAATAGATTGGGAGTTCCACAAAAACAACCTTCTAACTATGATAAAAAGAGAGATACACTTTTGCCCGAAGAATGTGTAGCAGAACAATTCCAAGTGGGCGAAAAAGTTTGGCTTCCAAGAGAAAACAACTTCGGTATAATTAAATACGAACTTACAGTTGAATATCAAAGAAGTAAGCCTGGCTTAAAAGAATGTGATTACTTACAAAAGTATGGCGCTAAAGGATACAAAGTTGATGTTTTAACGCCTTGCGATTTAAGTGATACACTAATGCCGTGGCTTGATGGAAGAAAAGCAGGATATAATAGTTTTGCTCTCGCTTATGATATAGGGAGTATTAAACACTTGGAAAAATACTTGTGATAGGAAATAAATATGGAATTAACCACCACAATAGCAGTATTCTATTTTGCAGGAGTTCTAACAGCTATGTATAGTTTATACATACCTTCATGGAACTTTGTTAGAGCAGCACAACCAAATAATATAATGGTAAGGCTTTATATAAGAGCCGCCCTTGTAGTATTTATTATGTTCTCTCTAGTTATGCCTTTTTTAATTGTAGTTATGCTAATACCTAGTTTAACTGACTCATTTATAAAAGGTTTTGCAAAAGGAATGATGGGAATGAATATATAATGGCATATAGTAAAGAAGTAGTAGATAGATTTGAGAAAGTCCTTAAAAATCCAAAGGACTTTGCAGTTGGTAAATTTGACCCACAGGCACCCAATGTAGCAACAGCTATGGTGGGAGCCCCTGCGTGCGGCGATGTCATGAAACTACAACTTCGCCTCAATGATGAAGGAATAATAAATGGAGTCAAATTTAAGACTTATGGTTGTGGCTCTGCCATTGCTTCTTCATCTTTGTTTGTAGATATGCTACAAGGCAAAACAATAGAAGAAGCGAAACAAATAACAAATAAAGAAATCGCCGAAGCACTAAGCCTTCCTGCAATTAAATTGCATTGTTCAATTTTAGCAGAAGAAGGGATAAAAAAGGCTATCGAAGATTGGGAAGGAAAAGTTGCAAAAAGAAAGCATAATCAGTAAAATGCCCAAAAGAGAATTTACAACTACTCACAGAATTGAGTGGCAAGACCATGTAGCTAATATTGTTAGAGCAATAGACCTGCATCAAAGAAAGTTAGTAAATTCTGAAGATAGCTCACATCAATTGAAGCAAATTGTACTTTTACAACAATGGCTTCATAATCAAAAAAGTTTTATTATAGGAAAAGAAGATGAAAAGTGAACTATTAAAACTATTAAAACTACATTTACAAGGAGAAGTAGCAAAGCACAAAGCAAACCTAACTGTTTATTTTGATAATCCTGCAGGGATTGGAGAACACCCAGACATCATAGAAGCAATGCGAGGAGAACTTTCTAAGTTGTCCGCTGCTGAGGAAGATTTGCAGACTTTAGATAAGCATTTTTCTGAGTAAGTGAAAAATAGTTCTTGACTTCACCTCTAATTTTTAGTATAATATAATAATTAGAAAAAGTAAGTTATGAGTGATAGATTTTACAGTCAAATGATTCAAGCAACTGGTTGGGCACCTGGCTTTAGAAACACATCAACTCGTAACGAATACGAATTAAAATTTGGAAAAACACGGAGAAAACGAATGGCATGGGACGATGCAAAGAAAGCGCAAGCAGTTGAAATGTATCAGGAGGCAGAGCCTACACCTGATACTTCTGTGGAGATAGTTAAAGATATAGCTGAAGAGCTAGGCGAATCTCCAAACGGGGTAAGAATGATACTCACAAAAGCTGGAGTATATGTAAGAAAGAACCCTGTTTCTACATCAAGTAAATCAAATGGAAATGGTGGCGGAAGAGTGAGTGTAGCTGATGCACAAGCTAAATTAACTTCTGTTCTAGTAGATGCTGGACAAAATGTTGATGAAGCAATTATCGCTAAACTTACTGGAAAAGCAGCCGTTTACTTTGCCAATATAGTAGAGAACATACACAGTTAGCATTGCTGTTGCTGGCAAGGGGTTGTAATTAGCCCCTTGCTTTTACTGTACCTGTTGTTACCACCTCGACAACTAACGATTCAAAAGATTTTGTTGGATTAGTTCGGAGGAAAAATGACAAAAGACGACTTCAAGAAGAAGGTTGATGAAGCAGGGGATGCGGTAATAACTTATAAAAGTTTAAGGTCAAGAAAACAAAAATACAATATATGTACTAGAGATTTCTCTACGAAGTATATACAAGAAAAGAAAACTCGTGCAAAGGAAGATGCTTCCACAGTACTTTTGTTTTGTTGGGATACCGACTCTTATAGATTACTTAAATTTAAAAGTGTAATTAGTATACTTCCGTTAAACAAGATACTAAAAAATGATTGATTTAACGGCACCAAGTATCTATGAAAAAGTAATTCAGGAAACTGACACAGAACAAGTGCGTCTTGTAATAAATACCTTCCGAGACACAGAATACATATCAATAAGAAAATACTATCTAGACTTTGAAGAAGTCTGGAAACCTAGTAAAGATGGCATTACCATGCCGATAGATTTCAATAATACTAGGAACTTACTTGCTGGAATGCTTGAAATAGTTTCTCTTGCCGAGAGCAAAGAAGTTATCGAGCAAGAATTTAAAGAAGTCCTAGACCAAATTTACCTCACCTAAAAATAGTTCTTGACATTTAGTTTAAAACTTAGTATAATATATTTATGATTATTAAAGGTAGTATGAATTATGACCAATTCGGTCGCAAACTCAAACGAAAAGGAAAGCTCCGTTCGTCTAGTCAGGTCAGGACGACTGCCTGTCGAGCAGTTAGCAAGGGTTCAAATCCCTTACGGAGCGCCAAGAAACCTTGCTCTACGAAAGAGGAGTTTCTTGAAAGACTTAAATCCGTTTCGAGTAATTCTACAACAAAAACAGATTGGAAACTTGAAGAAAGTAGAAAACATACTGTGGCTCCAGCATATAACAAAGGAGCCTATCAAGTTATACCTAAAAATGAAGTAAAGGACATAGGAAGATGAGTTATAATCCTACATCAGAATTAGAAGCATTTATTAATAGAGCTAGAATAGCTTATTATAATGGTATGCCTCTAATACCTGATGAATTATATGATGTATTGGAAAAGCGTTCAGGTTTAATAGAAGATATTGGACATGAACTTGAGCCAAGAGATTCTAGGTTTAACCATTTATACCCTATGTATTCTTTACAAAAAGTCTATGAAGGAGATAAGCCTCCCAATTATGGAAGAAACCCTGTAGTAGTTTCTCCTAAATTAGATGGTGCTGCAGTAGCTTTAACATACTTAAATGGAAAGCTAAATCAAGCATTAACTAGAGGAGATGGTAAAGCAGGACTAGATTGTACTCCACAAATGAGAGAATTATTACAATTCGATTTACCCGAAGAAGCCACCGCAATACCTATTCAAATAACAGGAGAGTTAGTGGCTCCTAAAACAATTCCTAATGCAAGAAATTATGCAGCAGGAGCATTAAATTTAAAATCTTTATTTCAGTTCAAAGAAAGACAAGTATTCTTTATAGCATATGGAATACAGCCTTACTTAGAGGAGTCTTATACTGATAATTTAATAAAACTTAATGAGTGGGGATTTGAAACCTGCATAGATAGTCCTTATTTAGAGTTTCCTCATGATGGCGAGGTATTCAGAGTAGATAGTAATAATTACTTTGAAGAACTTGGTTATACATCAAAACACCCAAGAGGAGCTTTTGCTCTAAAAGAAAAGCCTGATGGCATAGTAACAAAACTATTAGATGTACTATGGCAAGTAGGAAAAAGTGGTGCAATATCGCCAGTGGCTGTACTAGAGCCAATAAATATTGATGGCGCTATAGTATCAAGAGCAACTTTACATAATAGTGCAGTAATTGAAGGTCTTGGACTAGAGATAGGCTGTACAGTAGAGGTCATAAGGGCAGGGGGAATTATCCCCCAAGTAATATCACGAGTGGATTAATTATGAAATTTAACTACAAAGTAAAGGTTGAGTTTAAAGACAAACCTGTATCAGCAGAATATACTTTTGAAAGACTAAGCGATGCTTTGGACTTTCAATATAGAGTATCAAATATGAATGAATGTAATTTTAGTTTAATAGCAGAAGAAGAAAGTGAGCAAAGACAGATTTGAAAACGCCTATCGTCCTCTTCCAGATATTGTACACTTAGACTACTCGCCCATTGAGGGCATGGGAGTATTTGCTAAGTTTGATTTAGATGGGAAGATATGTATAGGTATAACACACGTAGCGCCTATTAAAAAAGATTTAGGTAGACAAAGAACTCCGCTCGGAGGTTTTGTTAATCATAGTGATAATCCCAACTGTTTTATAGTAGTAGAAACCGAATTTTCAAGAATGTATACAGTACGACCTATAATGCAAGGAGAAGAATTAACAGTTTATTATACAGGATATTAAATGAGAAAATTAAAATTTATTTACGTTTGTATGTTTATTTATTTATTTGGATTCGCTATAGTAGCGTGTTCATCAATACAAGGAAGTTGGGGAGCAAAACAGAGTACAAATCTTTGTTTTTTCAATGTAAAAGGAAACCCTATCTGTCAAGAACCAATTAGAGGCACTATGCTTTGTGGTACTACAGAAGCGGGGCAGAAAGTTTGTGTTGATATGAAACCTGCTTCAACTTACTAATGGCTGGAGGAATATATAACGCTACTTACTTCAAAAACTATCCCGAAGAATGTGATAGAGAAGGAGTGTTGTATGGAGTTATTCTAGTAAATAAAGAAACATTTGAAAGAGAATGTATTAAAGTTGGTATTGCTAGTGGAAAAGACTGGCGTCATGTCGTAAAGAGAAGTAGAGGCTTTAGAGGATATGATTTAAGAATACAACGAACTTACCACTCTACCCTATTCCATGTGTGGCAAATTGAGCAATTGCTACATGAAAAATTTAAACACGATAGTTATCAGCCCAAAGTCAAATTTGGCGGACATACAGAGTGTTTTAAAATTTCTTCGCTCATTCTTCGGGACTTCCCGAAAAATAGTTCTTGACAAATCATGTCCGATTTGTTATAATAATAGAATATAAAAATTGGAGAAGAAAGAATTGAGAGAAATAGTTCCACCCACACATTGTCCTGCCTGTAGCGCAGAACTTGTATGGCAGAAGGATATACTATACTGCATGAATAAAAACGAATGTCCTGCTCAATCTACTAAAAAAGTTGAGCATTTTGCAAAAACTTTAAAGATTAAAGGACTCGGACCAGCAGCTATAGAAAGACTCGACCTATTCTCAATCTCTGATATTTATAGTCTAACCGAACAAGATTTGATAGAAGGGTTGGATTCAGAGAAACTAGGTACGAAGTTACACGCAGAAATTGAAAAGAGTAAGACTGCCGACCTAATCACTCTGTTACCAGCTTTTTCGATACCGCTGATAGGTCAAAGCGCTTCAAACAAGTTTAGAAATAAAATTTCGACTATTAGCGAGATAACCCTAGAAAAATGTAACGAAGTTGGTCTGGGGCCTAAAGCGGCATCGAACCTTGTTAGTTGGTTAGAAAACACTTTTCATTCCGAAAAGTTTTACGAGTTGCCGTTTTCATTTACTTGTGAGATAACCTTTACTGAAGAAAAAAGTAAAGGTACAGTATGTATCACAGGGAAATTGAAGTCTTATAAGACTAAAGCGATTGCACAGCAAATTTTAATGCAAAACGGATTTGATGTAAAGGACAATCTCACAAAAGATGTTAATTACTTGCTAAACGAAAGTGGAATCGAAAGTGCAAAAACACAGAAGGCTCATTCAATGGGCATAACAGTATATAACAATATAAAACAATTATTAAACACGGAGAATAATCATGGCACTACCTAAGTGGACAGATGAAAGAACTGCACAGTTGGAAGACTTTGTAGGTTCTGAAAGCCCCGTTACTCAAGCTACAGTTGCTGAAGCAGCTGAGCAATTAGAAACTTCTACAAGAAGTGTTTCTTCTAAATTGAGAAAAATGGGATATGATGTTGAATTAGCTTCAGCATCTGCGAGTAAATCTTTTAGCCAAGAGCAAGAAGATACTCTAAGAAACTTTGTAACTGACAATTCTGGAAGTTACACTTATGCAGAAATTGCTTCTAACTTTGAAAGCGGAGCATTTTCAGCAAAATCAATTCAAGGTAAGATTCTATCTATGGAACTTACTGGTCATGTAAAACCTGCTCCTAAGCAAGAAACAGTAAGAACTTATACTCCTGAAGAGGAAGATACGTTTGTTTCTATGGTTAAAGATGGTTCCTTTGTTGAAGAAATTGCAGACGCTTTAGGCAAATCTGTAAATTCTATCAGAGGAAAAGCTTTATCTTTACTTAGAAGTGGAGACATTGACGGAATACCAAAGCAAAAAGAAACTAAAGGTTCTAGCAAGGCTGATGTCTTAGCTGACCTTGATATTGCAGGTATGACTGTTGAAGAAATAGCTGACGAAATTGGCAAGACTGTAAGAGGCGTTAAAACAATGTTGACCAGAAGAGGTCTTCAATGTGCTAATTACAATGGAGCTGCTAAAAAAGAAATCGGTTAATTAGCAATGTTTAAGTAAGGGAGTTCGCTCCCTTACTTATTCTTGGGAGAGATAAGTGAATATTGCTAGTGCTTTACTAAAACAAATTATTGTTGAAGACGACTTTGACACTTGGTCAGGGCTGAAAGATATTTATCTTCCCAGCGAGTATCAAGGGATTTATCGTGCCCTAAGCAAACATATTGACACATATCAAGAACTTCCTAGTCTGGAAGAATTTAAAGCAGGATTAAGAGATAGAAGTCTACAAGAAAAAGTAGTCGCAATGGAAACTGTTGAAGTAGATGTTTCTGCTGACCTGTTATTAGATTATCTCAAGAATGAATTTACCCAAAGTGAAATACTAAATGAATTAGATGAATTTGTTGATAGTACAGTAGCTATTGCAACAGCAGAAGAAAATATAGAAGGACTACAAGAAATAGTTCTAAAGGTAAGTGATAAAGTAGATGTCAAGCCGCCTGAAGAAAGTATGCAGGCTATCAATCTTTTTGAAGATGATGTTGAACTCTCTAGGTATTTACCTTTAGGATTAAATAGTGAATATGATTCACAAATACAATTCTCTCCCAAAGACTTGGTGCTTGTGGGAGGCAGACGGGGTGCTGGGAAATCTGTTACTTGTTGTAATTTAGCAAGTACAGTTTATGACTCAGGTCGCTCTGCCATTTATTTTACTATAGAGATGGATAGTAGACAAATTCTTCAAAGAGTTTGTTCTATCTCAACTGGTGTACCTCTCAAGAGATTACGCAGTAAGAATCTTTCTAGTGAAGAATGGAATCTAGTTGGAGGTTGGTGGGCAGGTCGTTTTCAAGAAAGTGACCAAGCCCTCTATGAATTTGAACGAGATAGAGATTTTGAAAAATTTCATACTTCTCTCTCAAAACTCAAACTAGATGAAGAAAGGCAGATAGATGTGGTTTATGACCCAGCACTTAGTTTATCGAGAATGCAGTCTGAACTTGATAAAAAAGTAAAGACTCTCGATGTTGGAATAATCATAGTTGATTATCTCAACCAAGTCCGCCGCCATAATGTGCCAAGTCGCTCAGGGCAGTATGATTGGACAGAGCAAATAGAAGTTAGTAAACGATTAAAAATATTTGCTCAAGACTATGAAACATTAGTCTTTGCCCCATACCAAACTGACGCAAGTGGAGAAGCAAGATTTGCAAAAGGAATATTAGATGCAGCCGATGCAGCTTACTCATTAGAAACATGGGAACAAGAAGATAGATGTATGACATTTAACTGTGTTAAAATGAGAAGTAATGTAATGTCAAGCTTTTCATCAGAAGTTGATTGGGAAAGTTTGAAGATTGGTCCGCAATCACAATTAAGTCCTAAAGAAAGAGAAGCAGTAGAAAAGTCAATGAAAACTGGAGAGGAAGTAGACGACTTATGATATGGTATACAGAAAAACAATTAGAAACAGCTTGGAAAACATATTTCAAAGTATGTAATGAAAATATGATTACACCTCTAACAATAGATGATTTTAGACCTATCTATGAACAAATATGTGCACAAGCTATGGGAGTAGAAGATGAAATTCAATGAACTTAAAAAAGAAAAAGAGCAGGGAAATATTGATGAATGTAGATGGTGTCAAGAACAAGACCCAGAAACAGACAGAAAGATTCATTACAAATGCTGGATTAGATAATGGCATACGATAGAATTGACCCTAGAGAAGCTCGTACTATATGGTTTCCTAAATTTACTGTCGAAAATATGACAGCTAGTGAATTATTAAGTAAAGAAATCAACCAGTTAGAGCTTACAAATAGAGTTCCTGTCAATACACCACTTCTTGCAAGTGTAGAAAGAGAAGGGTTTAAAAACCCTTTTCTTTGCATGAATAATTATTGGTGTATAGCAGGCTCACAAAGATTAAGAGTAGCCCATGCAATACGAGAAGAAAATTCTTCTTGGGATGCAGTAGTTACAGTATATAAACTACTTGAACACCCTTGGGAACCTCTACACTTATGGCATCAAGAACAACTTGTTGCTGTTTATTTTCAAATGCTAGAATTAGTATTTAAAAGTTTATATTACCCTTATGATACTGATGATGGTGGTAATGATATGATTTGGTACGAAGAATTAGGAGATAGATTAGAAGGTTGGAATGTAAAACCTTTTTCTACAGAAGAAGATGACAGTTGAAGAATTATTAATAGAACAGAAGATTCCCTACAAACAGTCCCCAAGAGACTTTGTAGTTCGTTGTCTTAATCCTGAACACGATGATAATAACCCTAGTATGAGAATAGATAGGGTAACTGGAATATTTAACTGTTTTTCTTGTGGTTTTAAAGGAAGTGTCTTTAAATTTTTTGATGCTCCTTCAAACCCTCTCGATATTAAACGAGAAAAGTTTAGGAGAAAACTACAAGAAAAGCGGTCTGACTCTATTGGCTTACAATTTCCTACTGACAGTATGATGTATATTGGAAGTCATAGAAATATATCGGAAGAAACTTTTAAACACTTCGAGTGTTTCTTATCAGGACACTCACACTTTGAGGGTAGATATTGTTTTCCGATTAGGGATATTAGAGGAAAGATTGTTGCATTTAACAACCGTGCACAATCTCCAACTCAAATACCAAAGTATTTGTTTGAGCCACCTGGCGCAGTACTTCCTTTATATCCATCAAGAGTTAGTCCAATTAAGGGAAGAGTTATCCTAGTAGAAGGCATATATGATGCTATAAATCTATATGACAAAGGACTACGAAATGCTGTATGCTGTTTTGGTACAAGAAATATCAATGAAGAAAAACTTACATTATTAAAAATGCAAGGTGTAACTCAAGTAGACATATTTTTTGACCCAGACGATGCAGGACTCGATGCTCAGAATAGAGTAATAGAACTATGTGAAAAAGTAGGATTACTATATTATGGGATAAAAATAAGAAAAGAATTAGGCGATGCGGGAGCATTGACACATGAAAACATAAAAAAACTAAAAGAGAGGTTATATGGCTGAAGTAATACAAGGTCAGGCGATAGCGATAGTTGAAACAAAACCAAGTAGAAATGACTATGTGGATTTGTTTGATAACTCGTTTGAATTTGACCAGTTTCAACTCTGTTCTAATCCTTCTGTAAAAAGAGTATTAAAACGAGATGTTGATATTGAATTTAACCCAGATGATTATGACTGGGTAATTTTAGTTGGTTCCGAGCCACTAAAATTTTATACTAAAGAAGGCTCCATAACAGAATATAGTGGTAGAATAGTAGATGATAAGTTTCTACCAGTTATTAACCCTGCGATGTTAGCTTTCAAACCAGAGGCAAAAAAGACTTGGGAAGAGTCAAGAGATAACATATTTAAGTATATGAATAATGAACTCAAACAAGAAAAATTAGAGAACATCTATGGCATAACAGAGAGTGCAGATTTATATGTATTCTTAACTAGAGCCATAGAACATGAGAATGACTTTGTTGCTCTGGACTCGGAAACAAGTGCATTATATCCACGAGATGGGCATATGCTAGGTATTAGTTTATCGTATGAGCCAGAGCATGGCGCATATATAGATTGTAATTGTATAGATGAAAAAGCCGAAGAATTATTACAACAACTTTTTGATAAGAAAAGAGTAGTATTTCATAATGCTAAGTTTGATATTGCATTTTTTGAATATCATTTTGGATTTAAGTTTCCAAGATTTGAAGATACTATGCTTATGCATTATATGTTAGATGAGCAACCTGGCACACATGGATTAAAACAACTAACGTTAAAACATACACCCTATGGGGATTATGAAAAACCTATGTATCAATGGATTGAAGAATATAGAAAGAGAACAGGTATTCTAAAAGATAGTTTCTCTTGGGATATGATTCCGTTTGACATAATGAAAGACTATGCTGCAATGGATGCGGTATGTACTTTTTTGTTGTTTCAAAAGTTTGAAGCAGCATTAGTAAAGAATGAAAAAATGCACAGCGTGTACAGAGATATTCTAATAGAAGGTTGTAGATTTTTAATTGATGCACAAGATTATGGTGTTCCATTTGACAAAGATAGATTAATGAAGTCTACAGCACTTATGCAACAAGAAATTGATGAAGCAGTTGAAAAACTATATAGATATCCAGCTGTAAAGATGTTTGAAGACGCACAAGGAAAAGACTTCAATCCAAATAGTACAGTACAACTTCGTGGTTTACTATTTGACTTTTTACAACTAACACCAACTGGTAAAAAGACTGGTACAGGTGCGAATAGTACTGATGCAGAAGTATTAGGAAAACTCGCAGAAGTACATGAAATACCACGATTAGTTTTGGATATAAGACAAAAAGTAAAAATTAAATCTACATATTTAGATAAAATATATCCTCAACTAGATAGAGATAGTAGATTAAGAACTAATTTTAATTTACATGGAACAACTTCAGGTAGATTATCTTCTAGTGGAAAAATGAATATGCAACAAATTCCTAGAGATAATCCAATAGTAAAAGGTTGTATCAAAGCAAAAGAGGGTAATAAGATTGTTGCAATGGATTTAACTACTGCAGAGGTATATTGTGCGGCTGTATTGGCTAAAGATGAAGCACTAATGAAAGTATTTAAAGATGGAGGAAACTTCCATAGTCAAATTGCTAAGTTAGTATTCAATTTGCCTGGTGCAGTAGAAGAAGTTACAGAACACTACTCTACAGAGAGACAAATGGCTAAAGCAGTAACTTTTGGTATAATGTATGGTGCTGGTCCGAAAAAGATTAGTGAACAAGTATCAAAAGACTCAGGCAAATATTTTAGCACAACTCAAGCAAAAGAAGTTATTGAAGATTATTTTAGACAGTTTCACGGACTAAAAACTTGGTTAGACAGGTCTAAACAATTCATTCAAGATAATGGATTTATATATTCTTATTTTGGAAGAAAAAGAAGATTACCTAATGTCTTTAGTGAAGATAAAGGTATAGCAGCACATGAAGTTCGTAGTGGTATTAACTTTTTAGTACAATCTATCGCATCTGATGTAAATTTACTCGGAGCCATAGATACACATAAAGAAGTTAAAGAACGAGGTATGAGAGCTCAAATATTTGCTCTTGTACATGACTCTATTTTAGCTGAAGTAGATGAAGAAGAAGTAGAAGATTACTGCGAAGTTGTTAGAAGAAATGTGCAAAAAGATAGAGGAATATCCATCTCAGGCACACCTATTGGTTGTGATTTTGATATTGGAGATGATTATTCCTTTGGTAAATTTGATAGTAAGTATGGAGAATTATAATGGAAGAAATGAGTTACACAGGTTATTTATTAACATTCTGTATAATGAGTTTTACACTAATATTATGTTCTGTACTTTCCCTCCAAGATAAAAGAATAAAAACGGCTAAGCTTAGTGAAATAATGAGGGATAAAAATAAGCAAAGTAAAGTTTTTGATATGCAGTCTACTGCAAAGTATGTACAAGGAGATAATACATGAAAGATGCGTTAATAACTGCAACTGTAGGAGTATTAGGAATATCAGGTATTTTTTATGCTACAATTAGTAATGCAGAAGTAAAAGGCTATACAGATGTTCATGGTTGTTGGGGAGAATGTTATGAAGAATATACTGCAGAGTATGGAACATTCTCAGAACAACTAGAAGCAAAAAGAATTGCAATGCAAGGAGAAAGTCCTGCAGACAAAGGTGCAAAGACATATGTTAATTGTAATATGTGTCATGGCATGAAAGGAGAAGGAGGCATAGGGCCAAAACTAGTAGGAAGCACTTCTATAGTGAAGATGCTAACTCAGTATAAAAATGGAGAAACAAGAGGAGCTCAGTCTGCACTTATGTGGGGACAAGCAGCAAATTTATCAACAGAGGATATGCAAAATTTACAGGCATATATAGATACTTTTAAATGAAACAAGATAACCTCCCCCTAGAGCAAATGACAGAAAGTCAAATAGAAAGGATAAATGACCCAAATACTCCTCGTCATGTTAAAGAGTATCTATTAAAAATAAGATACCCTGAGTATACAGACGAGGAGAAGAAAAAAGGTATGAATAATAAAGATTTAGATTTTATGGCAGAAAGCCCTATGTTATGGGCAGTAATATTACCAGCAATTTTTGTTATTGGATTTGGTCTTTTACCCTTTATTACAATGTTTATCTTTTTTGATAAACCAGAGTTCTTAAAACCCTAAATGAACTTAAAAGATTTAACTTTTCCTGTTTATGTGTTGTCAGGAGAAGCTGAAAAACAAGACAATATATTATGGTGCACTCAGAGTGATGGAACTATGGGTGTGGTTGATGATTATAACATGAAAGGAGAAACTATTGGCATACGAAGAATACAGTCACCATTTAAGAGTCTGTATCCTCTTAAGTATATGCTTAGGGATTTTCGCAGCCTCGTCAAGCACAGAGGTAAATTTTATGTTGATACCAAAGGCAAGTATTTTGTCTACAACAAAACAACAAAAGCAAATATAATTTATAAACGAATAGAAAAAATACAGAAAAAAGATGTATGTACTCTTGTTTGGGTAAAGGATATTCCTTCACCCTTTGAAGAAGTAAGACCAGTTACTGCAAAGTATGCTGGAGTCTTATATCTACAAAATCAACCTGCATTTATCTATGAGTTTGCAAATGAAATGAAAAAGAAAACTTGGCGGAAAATATGAAAGCAGTATTAAGTAACAGAATCTACATGAATGTAGACTCAGCTTTGCAATCAAAGATTGACGAAGAACTTACTTATACTATACCTCCAAGAAATCCATCAGACCCGCCTTTCGTTATAAAGAATATGGGAGTAATTCGTAAAGGGTTAGTCTCATTACCTATCGGAAGGACGGATTTAATCCCAAATGATTACGAAATAGTTGATAAGAGAACTTGCATAGAGATTCCACAATTCGACTTTGCGTATGAGTTACGACCTTCCCAACAAGCCGTCTATGACGACTTAAATGACAGTAGTATTATTAATGCTTGGGTCAGTTGGGGAAAGACTGTAACAGCTTTAGCTATTGCAAATAAGCTTAAACAGAAAACACTCATAGTAACACACACTCTACAACTTCGTAGTCAATGGGAAAAAGAAGTACAAAAATCACTCGGGGTTACGGCGGGTGTGCTAGGTAGTGGAAGATTTGAAATAGAGTCTCCAATCGTAGTAGGGAATATACAAACTTTGTACAGAAGAATACCCGAGATTCAAAAGAGTTTCGGGACACTCATTCTGGACGAAATGCATCACGTTTCATCACCGACATTTACACGAATTATTGATGCGAGTCACGCAAGATATAAGATAGGATTAACAGGAACGATGGAAAGAAAAGATGGCAAGCATGTTATATTCCGAGACTATTTCTCTGACACGGTGTTTAAACCACCAAAGGAGAACTATCTTGTGCCACGAGTTGACGTGGTACCGTCAGGTATAAGGTTTCCTGATGGGGCGCAAACCCCATGGGCAAATCGAATCAACGCTATTGCGTACAACTTTGAGTACCAAAATCAAGTTGCGCTTCTTGCAGCAAACTATGCGGCAAAAGGACACAAGGTATTAGTTGTAAGCGACCGAGTTGATTTTTTACAAAATTGCACGAAACTTGTAGGGAGTAATGCAATCTGCGTAACAGGAAAAGTTCCACATGAAGAACGCCCTGCTATGCTAAAACAAGTATTCGGAGAAAAAGATGTATTATTTGGGACACAGTCTATATTTAGTGAAGGAATTAGTTTAGACTGTCTAAGTTGTCTTATTCTGGCAACACCCGTGAACAATGAACCACTATTAACACAGTTGATAGGTCGTATAATCCGAATATACGAAGGAAAACAGCAACCAATCATCGTTGATATTCACTTAGTCGGTCGTACAGCAAGACGGCAGGCTGGAGCGAGAATGGGTTACTACATAAAACAAGGTTATGATGTTAAAGCTATATAACATTGGAAAAATAATTCTTGACAAGCGGTATATTTTTTGATATAATGATACTCTATAATTGGAAAAAAATTAAGAAAGAGGCAAATAGTAGTGTGTCAGACATACTAACTATCCTTCATATTTTGACTTATCGACTGCCCCCAGTCAATAGGAAAGACAGAATATACAAGTTTTGGCAGAAAAGTTTCTATGGAAACAGTTTTCTCGTCAATCCTGAACCCTTATTTATCCAACGAAGATTGTATTCAGACAAAGAGATTGCGCAGTATGCAGGTATCGCTTCCCTGCGCAGTCTGTTCGCATACAATACAACAAAAGATACCACATTGGACTTGCTGCACTATAATGGTAAGCAAGATATTATAAACAACAATAGATTACTTTGGATTGAAAATGATAGAATACATTTTAAGTTTGAAGAAATCACAAGCCTAAAGGAATTAGAATGGCACTAAAATTTAATGAATCAAAAGGTGAAGCTGTCAAAAATAAAATTGACAGTTATCAATATGTCGAAGGCGACAATAAAGTAAGAATGGTAGGCGATATCTGTGCAAGATACGTTTACTGGTTAAAAGGTGAGAACGGTAAGAACTTACCTTTCGAATGTCTATCATTTGATAGAGAGAAGGAACTATTTAATAACCTAGAAAAAGACTGGGTTAGAGAATACCACCCTGAATTAAAGTGTGGTTGGTCTTATGCAATTCAATGCATACATGATGGCAAAGTAAAAGTCTTAAATCTCAAGAAGAAACTAATGGAGCAAATTAAAGTTGCTGCAGAAGATTTAGGTGACCCTACAGATTTAGAAACTGGTTGGGACGTCCACTTCAAAAGAGTAAAGACTGGACCTATGGCATATAATGTAGAGTACCAACTACAAGCACTTAAGTGCAAAAATAGAGCACTCGATGACAACGAAATGGAATTGGTTGCAGAATTAAAATCAATGGACGAAGTATTACCTAGACCTACTCCTGATGCTCAGAAAGAGCTTCTTGATAGAATTAGGGCAGGCTCCAGTAACAGCGACGAAACTGCTGCTGAGGAGTTTGATGTCTAATGATAGGAGTTGGAGAAGAATTTCCTCATACCACACTTAACGGTGTAGTAGGCATTAATCCTAATAAAGTCATAAAACAAGTCTATACTGATGATGAACAAGGAGATTGGAAAGTAATTTTCTTTTACCCAAAAGATTTTACATTTATCTGTCCTACAGAAATCGTAGCATTTGAAAAAGTTGCAGAACAAGAGGACTGTAGTGTATATGGCATTAGTCCAGATAACGAATACTGTCATCTTGAATGGTTAGAAAATAACCCAATATTAGAAGATGTTTCTTTTCCATTACTTGCAGACTCAGGAAATATGTTAGCAGAAGATTTAGAAATAGTAAGCGAAGAATTTGTACCTTATAGAGCTACTTACATAGTAGACCCAGAAGGTATTATTCAGCATGTTTCAGTCAATGCACTTGACACAGGAAGAAATGTCGATGAAATCATTAGAACTTTACACGCACTACGAGCAGGTGGATTAACTGGTTGCTCATGGGCTGCAGGAGACGAGTTCGTAGCATGATTTTATTTACCGCTGATTGGCACATAAAACTTGGACAAAAGAATGTTCCAGTACCATGGGCTTGTACTCGATACAAGTTATTCTTTCAGCAGGTAGAAGAAGCTATAGAACAGCACGATTGTAAATTACATATCATTGGAGGGGACTTGTTTGACCGAGTTCCCTCAATGGACGAGCTGACTCTATACTTTGATTTTGTAAAGCAATGTAGTATTCCTACAATTATTTTTGATGGTAACCATGAGGCTACTAAAAAGAATACTACATTCTTTAGTAATCTGAAAAGAGTTACAAATGAAATAAACCCAGAAGTAATAGTAATCGATGAATACTATGAACACCCAGAAGGCTGGGCAATATTACCTTATGCTGACTTACATAAAAAGGGAAGTATAGAAGGAGTAAAAACAGACTACTTATTTACTCATGTAAGAGGAGAAATACCCCCTCATGTTGTACCTGAAGTAGACTTAGAAAGATTTAGTAAGTTTAAAACTGTATTTGCAGGAGACTTACATGCACACAGCAATACACAAAGAAATATAGTATATCCTGGAAGCCCTATGACTACAAGTTTTCATAGAAATGAAGTACAAACAGGATATATAGTAATAGATACAGATTGGAGTTGGACTTGGCATGCATTTGATTTGCCACAGCTATTAAGAAAAACAGTATCAAGTCCTGATGAAATGGTACAAACAGACTTTCA